AAATTAACAACTTGAGTCATAATTCTCCTATGTATTTTGGTTAATGCAATCCCAAACTTCAATAAAAGTGTATAACCAATTTTTTTGTTTGGGTGTTAGTTTATCCCTAGTGTCATCATCAAATAATAGATCATCAGCACTAAGAAAATTTGGTAAGTTTTGTGATTCACACCAGTTGGTATAGACATCACATAAAAATAGCATTTCTTTAGTCATCAGTTTCATCTACCTCTATTGATTTCATAAATTGACTCACATAATTGTCAAGTCTCTCTCTTATCTCATATCTAGGATAAGGTATTTTGTCATCATCTTCTCCAACATAGTAGAAAAAAGAATTGACTTGTCCAATAAAAGTTGAAAGTGCAACTTCATTTTTAGTGTAACTCATAAAAATCTCCTATATGTTACTGAAAAATTTGTCTGAAAGTGACTCAAATGCTTTTGAGTCTATATGATCTGGTAAACCTAGATCACTAAAATACTGAATCATGTCTAGTAATACTTGATCTTCATCAGTAGTTAATTTATAAGTGTACTTAGTCATAATTTAATTCAATCCTTACATTAATAGTGCAATTTAGAGGTAACTAACATTTAGTCCTGATTATTACATTCACAAACATCATTTAGTGCTTCTATTTTTTCTAAGATACTAACAACTACTGGGTCAGTTTCTCCCAGTAAATAATACTCAATCTTACTTAATTCTTCCTTAGTGAAGTTAATTAGTGTCATTATTAAACTCCTCCATTTGTTCTAAACTCCAGTTGCCTATATGTTCATTAGGACTCATAGTTAGTCTCTTATGTTTACATTCACATAGGAAATCATGTATATCAATTATCTCTTCATTCTCTTCTATTATTAAATCATCATCATATTCTACTGATTTATCTATTATGTTATCTACATATTCACTTGTAAATTGCAATAAATCATAGAATTGTTTATCACTAAATGTTATTTGTTTCATTAGTATTTTTCTCCTGTATTGTTAATATCAATAAAAAGATTAGATGCTTCCCTATCATCTATTGATTTTTTAATATCAGAACTAGCATACTCTTTAATGTCTTTAACAACATCATCATAATGCTCTTCCCAATATTCTTGTGCTTCATCTAAGAAATCAACTTCTGGTAATGCTTCAACATATCTGAGCATATCATCAAATACATATTGAACTAAATCCTTAGTTGACATATTATCAACTACTCTATCAACATAATGATACTTTAATTCAAATAATTCATTCTCTGTTAGTTTCATAGTAATTTGTCCCTCTCTTTGATAACAATTTGATCTAACTTAAATGTTAGGTTGTTAAGATCCCTTGCTTTGCTGTTACTGGATCTAACTTGTTGATATTGAAGAGCATCTTGTATTCTAAAGATCTCTTCAAACTCTAGTGATAAATTGATTGCCATGAGTTCTCCATTCATTAATAGTGCAATTTAGAGGTAACTAACATTTAGTAGTTAAAACTTCTATTATAATCTTTATAAAAATCTAACCATTGATTATCATTTAGTTTATCAAGATAGTCATGTAAGAAGTCTGATAAGAAGTTATTTTCATCATGTAATAATAGATTAATAAACCTATCTTGCATACCATCTTCCCTAAATGAATTGTTAGGAACAGTTTTAGTTTTAAACTCTTGTGAAAGAGAATATCTTTTAAAGAAATCCTTAGTTGATTTTTTGGTCATAATGATCTCCATTGAAATTCAGTAAGTTTGTCTAGAATTGTTTGGTATTCTTCATTGTATTGTCTCTCTAATCTAGCATCAACTAAATTAATGAGTGTTTGTAATTCATCTTGAGTTAAGGGCATAATACTGATCTCCTACTAATAACAAATTCTCTAACTCTTTCTCTATCAAGAGTATCTCCACCACCCCAATTAGGATAGTTATCACCTGCACTCTCACATAAGTCTAGGTAGTTAAGTGTAGCAAGTGCTAACTCTTCTCTAGTTAACCCATCTATTGGATATAATGGGTCTGGGTGATTAGGTGAGTAGAATGATTCACAGTAGTCTAAAAATTCTTTGAAGTTGTGCATAATACTTGTCTATTCATTAATAATGCAATTTAGAGGTAACTAACATTTAGTGTTAGAAATTGTTGCTAAAAATATAACCATTAATTTCTGTATAATCATAAGATAAGTTATCCCAACTTGCTTTCCAATCTATCTCTATCCAACTAGGTAGATCTCCTTGATAACTTTTTACATAACCACAATCTATTGCAATAGATTCCGCAAATTCTGCACCTGTCATTTGTCCTTGATATGATTCTTCAAAATGCTCTACTGAATCTACATCAAATTCCTCTGCAAATTCATCTACTAAACCTTGTCCATAATCTTCAACAAGTCTGTGATATGTTTCATAGTAAGTTAGAAACTCTGTCTCTCCATATTTTTTAATGAAATCTACCATATCATTATATTCCCAACAATACTCTTCATTATACTCATCAAGAAGTTCTCTTGTTTCTTCTTGCATTTGTCCAGTTGGTAATCCTTGTCTAGTCATAACTATGCTCCCTGATAAGTTGAATAAAGTTGTGCTTCTTGCACTTTTTCAAATACACTCATTTGTTTTGGTGTTAATGGCATATCCATATCCCTGAGTATGTCATACAGTTTGATAAACTGGTATGCTTCATCAAAGGTTAATTCTAGGTCAATCATAATACTTGTCCATTCAATAATAATGCAATTTAGAGGTAACTAACATTTAGTGGTTCTATGTTCTTTGCATAATGAGAAAAGATAATGGAATGATTCATTTACTTTATCAGCATTTTTACCAAACCATTCCTCATAGTTACCATCTTCATACATATCAAAATAACAAATTGATTGATGGATTAATTCAAGATCATGTTTGTCAAGTTCAATTTTCATAATAAATTACCTTTAATAGATTTAAGTTGTTCTTTAGTAATACTCTCAGAACTATCCTCTAAGGGAACTCTGAAAGTAATTTCAAATGTATCAGTATAATCAAGATAGTTTGCTATCTCAACTGGACACTCATTTAACCACTCTTGGAATTGCTCATATCTAGATTTTGGTCTAGGGTGCAATTCATTATACTGTTCCTGTTGATAAGTTTTCTTCATACCACCTCTACACTTTGAATTTCTGCTTCTGCTGATTTGTATTCACTATCAGCAATTCCACAATCATCACTCCACATAAGTTCAATAGCATCTTGCTGAGATTCTGCTTCAACAAACATAGTTTCTATGTAAACTTGTCTAACTTTAATTCTATATGTTTTCATTTCTTCTCCTCCTTCTTTGCCTTAACTTTGGTTGGTGTAGTAGAACTATGAACTCTACCTTCTTCCTTCCATTGCTTGATAAATTCTCTCCTCTGAGATAACAATCTATCATACTTCCTTCTCTGCTCTCCAGTAAAAACAAAATTGTTGTTTCTCCATGTTTGAGTTAAGGATTGAAGTTCTCTTGTAATTTCTGATGATAACATTATTTTGAATAATCTTTACATCAATTACGCAATTTAGAGGTAACTAATATTTAAGAATAATATTTACTTCCTTACTTTACTAATTGCTACCTCTCCTCTATTGAATACAGTATCAACAACACCTGATAATCTTTTAGATGTAGATATACCAACTTTATCCCATGTAGGTACAACAACTAATCCATACTTCTTATCATTATCTCCTGTCCTGATAACTCTACCTATGGTTTGAGATAAACCAATAATGTCCATGTTTCTAAGAAATACTGCTGCTTCTAATCCTTTGACATTGATACCTTCAGATAGAATACTATGATGTAATACTACAAATCTTTTAGTTGTATCTTTTCCCCATGTATTGAGAGTATCAAAGAATGTATCTCTATTGACTTTCTTACCATCAATATATGCACCAGTTTTTGCTGTAATGTACATACAAGAATAGTCTCTAGATGCTAGTTCCTGAGTGAAGTTTGTCTGGTCAATTAGTTTAATTATTTGCTTTGTTGATCTTGCACAAATTAATACTTTCTTGACACTAATCTCATCAATAGTATCAACAATATGCTTGCACTCATTAACATCTTCCTCTGCTACATTGATAGTCTTAACTATCATTTTAGGTGGTAATATATAACCCTCTTTGACTAACTTAGGTGCTGGAATATTTACAATAACTTTACCATAAACATAGCAATCATTCATACCAGGTTTACTAATAGTNAGTGAATGTTTAGGTGTAGCAGTAAAGAAATAACACCTTTTTGCTTCTGCTGAATAATGCTCAACAGATGGAAAAAAGTTTTTTGCTGTACTATTGTGTGCTTCATCAAAGTATATTGAATCAACATCAATATCTGCTTCCTGTATCCTATGTAATGAATGATAAGTAGTGAATATAATTGTATGTAAATGTAATGGATATATGCAGAATGTTTTTATCTTCTCTGGTTTTGTAGTGCTAGTATGATGAGTCTCTCCTGAGTGAACATGAAGCACATTGACACCAGTAATTTGCTCTAGAAATTCCTCACATAATTGTTGTGCTAATAATATTCTAGGTGCAACTACAACAAAAGTTCTTCTATAATCTGCTTGCTTGATCTCTCTCTTGACATCTTCAATCATGCACATAGTTTTACCACCACCAGTAGGTACAATGACCTGACCTTTTTTGTGGTATGACATTCTATTCAAAGTGCTTGCCTGATGTGACCTTAACTTGATCTGATTCATATTTAATAATTCTTACTTGTTATGCAATTTAGAGGTAACTAACTTTTTCTGAATCTACC